GCAGCAGGAACAGCAGCATCAATTGTAAATGGTGGAACATCATCAGCTGCAATATTTAATTTTCAAATTCCAGCAGGACCAACTGGCGCAGCAGGTGCTGCAGGATCACAAGGTGTGGCGGGACAAAGAGGTTCTTATACATTTACAGGTATAAACAATCCAACAGGATCAAACCCAGCAAGCAAGCTAGGACTAGATACATATTTAAATACAACCACTGGAGATTATTTCCAATATAATTCTACAAATACTACATGGGTACTTCAAGGAAACTTAAAGGGTCCAGTAGGAGCAGCAGGAGCACAAGGCATTACAGGTCCAACGGGCTCAACAGGCCCAGCGGGAGAAACAGCAGTACAAAATGTAATAACAGAACTAGATAGCTGGAAAGCAGACCAGATACTCAATCTTGGTGTATACTATCCAAAGTACGAGTTCTTAACAAATATGACCCAGCAAAATGCAACACTTTTAGCAACAAGCATGATATTTTAGGAGAAAAAAACTATGGCAAGAAAAATTTTAAGTTTAACAGATATTGATTTCGTACCAGGCACAGGAACCTTAACCATTCCTAAGCTTATTCGTAGAGAAAAGCTACTGTTAATCACAAATACAACAGCTAATAAGATTGTTTATAACTTTGCCGACCCTGCCCTAGGACTATATAGTCATTCATTTAGCACTCCTGCTTCAGATGCATATCATGATGCCGCTCACGGAAAAACAATTTTAGTATTAAAATATAACACATCTTCAATGTCGCCTTCAGATGACTGGCAAATTGTTTATGATACAGAAAATGAAGTATTTGAGCCAGCCGATTATTTGGTGGATGCAGTAGGAAAGCTTCGTACAGCAAACCCTACATCTCTTATTGATACTGACTTTGAATATGGTATTCAGAACTCTAAATGGGAAACCCTTACAATGATTCAAAACTACCCAGGGTTCTTCGGCAGATCATCTGGCGGAAACGCAATTGACATTCAGTTAATTCAGGGAAATGGAGCTTCTCCATTATCTACAATGACTGTTACATGTAACTCCCCACACGGCTTAAGCTCAGGAGATGTTATTTCTGTTCAAGAAACAACCTCAGACAATGCAGATGGAACATTTCTATGCTTCCCAACTGGAGCAACAACATTTACTTACACAGCAAAGGGTGTTGTTAGCGGAAACGTTCAAGACGGAACTCTTACATCAATCTACGGCGGCGGAATTTTTGACAATGCTCACATCATGGGTGGAGTTGTTGGACAGCTTGGATCATTTGCTGCAGTATCAGATCAAGCAACTCCATCAAGAATTACAATTGTTTCACCAAAACCACACGGGCTTCTTCCAGGCACACCAGTTCTTATTACACAAAAAGAAGGAAGCAACTTTTTTGGAAGCTTCTTTATTGATACAGTAGATACACCAAACTCAATGTCATTTTTAGCAAATGGACAAATTCTTAATCCAATTAATACAACTGATCAAGGATTTTATGCAAAGCCTGAAGGATACGTAAACCATAGACCACATGATGGTGGAGTTATCATGTCTACAGGAAATAACGTATGTGGTACGCAAACAATGCGCCAGACACGTAGATACTTCAGATATCAGTCTGGAAAATCAATTCAATTTTCAACAGGAACAAAGTTTACTCCTACATTTCAGGTAGAGTATTTAGCTGCTAATGGAATAGTTCCAGGATCTACAGATATTACTGTAACTACTCTTAATTCACACAATTTGCAGCCAGGTGCATATGTTAAAATTGAAGGAACAGAGACATCTGGAAGCTACAACCCATTTAATGGCGTTCACCTTGTAACAGCAATTATTGATGCTACAACATTTAAGTACAATGTAGTGTTTACTCAAACACTATCAGCAATTGATCAAATTCCAGGCGGAGTAAATGTATTCTGTACAGCATACATTTGGAAGGGTGCATCAACAAGAGCTGGTCTATATTCAGAGCAAGATGGATTCTTTTTTGAATATGATGGACAAGGAATCTTTGCTTGTCGTCAATGGTCTACTCAAGTACTTAGAGGAAATGTATCTGTTATTAAATATAACTCAACAGTAACTGGAAACGGAACAATCTTTAGAAAGCAATTAGTTTCAGGAGATAAAATTGTAATCCGTGGACAATCTTATAGAGTTCTTCAAATTGCTTCAGATACATCTTTGACTATTGCCCCAGCATACCGTGGAGCAACCCAGTCAAGCGTAAAAGTTCGCAAAACCCAAATTATTAAAGTAAAGCAAGACCAGTGGAATCTAGATAAATTTGACGGAACAGGTCCATCAGGACACGTTTTCGATCCATCAAAGATGCAGATGACATATATTGATTATTCATGGTACGGAGCAGGAACAATTAGATACGGATTTAGAGGCCAAGGTGGAAAGATTACTTGGTGTCATGAAATTTCTAATAACAATAATAACCTTGCTGCATATCAAAGATCAGGTAACTTGCCAGCTAGATATGAAGCAATCAATGAACCAACGAAGTTTTCAAAACTAGTTGCAGGAGGAACGGCAGTAAGAGGATCTAATCTTCTTCCACAAGATACAGTAATGTATGTTGATAACGTCGACTACTGGCCAGCAAGTGGATATCTTAGAATTCAAGATGAAAATTATGTAGAAATTGCAAGATTTACATCAATTGGTGCATACAATCAAACAGCAAAGGGATATGCTATGAATCTTATTCGTAGACAACCTTACGTAACATATTATGCAGGGTCATCCTATAGTCTTAATGGAACTTACGTAGCAGCAACCTTTAGACCAGATGCAACAATTCCTGGAGGATCAGGATCTGCACAAGTTTCAATTCAAGTTATTTCTCAGGAATGCGCTCCAGTTATGAGCCACTGGGGTTCTTCAGTAATTATGGACGGAGGCTTTGATGATGACGCTTCCTTTATCTTTACAGCTGGTATGCAGCGCTACCTACAGGTTGGTGGATCTGGATCGGTTTCAGCAACAATTGTTTCTAGAGCAAGAGCATCAGGAGTTGCAACATTAACGACTTCAGCACCTCACTCATTACTTGCAGGATATAACGCAGTAATTTCAGGCGTAAATGATGTCTCTGTAATCACTTACAAGCAACTAACTAATAACACAGCAAGTCTTACAACATCTGTTGCCCACAGACACAGAGTTGGCCAGACGGTGGTAGTCTCTGGAGTTGACAATGTGTTCAATGGTACATGGACAATTACTGGAGTTACATCTACAACATTCTTGTTTACTAGAAATTCTAGCAATATTCCATTCCAAGCAGTATCGCCATTTAATAGCCCAACAGCTTTAACTTCAAGCTATTACAATGGAACGTTTTTGATAAATAACGTTACATCAAATACTATTCAGTATGCGCTTGCTCAAGCAGATGAAACCTCATCTGCGGTTAATCCAAACGGAGCTATAACTCAGGTATTTGGAGCAACACAGCAGGCACGTCCTCTAATTTCACTTAGAGTTGCACCATCTGCAGATAATGGTACTGGACGTAACTTTGGACTTCGTGAGCTATCAAATAACATGCAGCTAAAGCTTTACAGCGTAAACATTTTGGCGCAAGGTCAGTTCCTTGTAGAAGGAATTCTAAACGCACAATCTCTAAACGGTGTTAATGTCCCAGATGCCTGGGCACTTAACAGAGTGGGTTCAGGATCACTTGCTCAAATTATTTACCACGATAATACAGGTATACCTGGGTCACCAGTTCTTTCTCCTACGAATACAGTTTCTGGAGGAGACCGTGTATTTGCTTTCTATACAGATAACGGCGGAGGTACAAACTACTCCGTAACACGTATCGATCTTACAAAAGCAAGAGACCTAGGAAACTCTATTCTAAATGGAGATGGAAGCACGGCTACGCCAGGTTTCCCAAATGCTCCAGACATCCTTACAATCGTTGCTACAAATCTTGGTTCTTCAGCGGCCAACATTTCAGCAGTGCTTGCATGGACGGAAGCGCAGGCTTAAAAAATGCCAGACTACTCATCCTTAACCACACAGATTAATCAATTTAAAACAGCAGCAACTGCTTTAATGACTAATGCTAACGACCCGCTAAATGCAAATGAATTGCAACTTGTAGGAGCGGCATTAAATCAGATGGGTAATACTTTAGGTGTTGCAGACATAAATAATGCTACTACCGACGCTCTAGCAACAATTGGAGCGGCAGGAACACTAGCAATTAATTCATTTAATAACAGCGTTAATGGAGAAAGATTAACTTTTGCAGAAGACGATATTGTAAATTTGCAAGGAAGAGTAGTAAATATTGAAGGGTTTGTTAATACAAACTCAGCTCAATATACAACTCTTCAGTCTACAGTATCAGCACTTCAAACATCTTTGTCTACAGTGCCATCAAGTTGGAAACTAATTACAACAGCATATACAGCGGTTAATAATGACAGACTGCTTGTTCAAGCACCAGGGTCGGGATTAATTATAACATTGCCTCAAAGTCCTACTACAGGATTTACGGTTGAATTTGTAGACGCTTTAGGAACTGCAGCTACAACTAATTTTACAATTGCAAGAAATTCACAAAACATACAAGGAGTTGCACAAAATCTTGTGTTTAACGTAAGCGGTGCTTATATTAGACTTATTTATGTAGATGCAACAAGAGGGTGGATAAGAGTATAATGGCAAACTTAAGCGAAGTTTTAGCGGAAACAGCTGTAAAAACAAATCTTGATCTTCAGACCTATCGGACTGGAAGAAGAGATCTTGGAACCGTAAACGGTGCAGTTAATCTTGATTTATCTCTTTCAAACGATTTTACTGCAACAGTAAATGGAAATACTACATTTACAATTATAAACACCCCCTCTACTGGCGTTGTAGGATTTTCTCTACAGCTAATTGGTGGCGGAGCATATACAATAACATTTGCAAATGGAAAATACCCATCAGCAACAGCACCAGCCTTAACATCAGGTGGAATTGATGTTATAACATTTATCACCTATGATAATGGCACAAACTGGCGTGGAACTCTAGCAATGAAGGACTCAAGATAATGTACGCACAAGTTATAGATGAAGAAATTGTAAGAGTTATTGATGAGCAATCTTTAAGAGAGATGTACTCATCTACACATTTTCCAGCAGTAATAACTCAAGAAGCACTAGAGGGATTTGATAATTGGTATGTTGTAGTAGACTCTACAGATTTGCCAGAATTTGACAAGGCTTCTAAGAAATTAGAGTTTACTAGATATTTTAACGGAACATCAGTTGTCGGTCAATACTCAGTTGTTGATCTTTCAAATGCAGAAAAAGCTGCAGCAAAAGAATCAAGAAAAAGCGAAGTTAGATACCATAGAGACAATACTCTAAATGCAACAGACTATCTTATGACATCAGACCTATTCAATTCATTTTCATCAACAGATCAAGAAAAGATAGTTGAATACAGACAGGCTCTAAGAGACTTAACAAGCCAAGCAGATCCATTTAATATTACCTGGCCATCACTCGATATTGAATCGGTTACCCTAAAATATAAAGTAGAGATCTAATGCCATTTCCGCCAGCCAGATACTCGACAGCAACGGGAGTAAAATCTTTTTTTCTAAGACAAGTTATCACAAAAGGCTACGTACTTGCTGGATATAGAAACAGCCAGCCATGGACAAGCGTTAACGAAGTAACACACTCAACTGACACAACTATTGATCTGGGCGGCGCAATGAATAACTCTAGCGCATACCCAGGAGGTATGTGTGATGATACATATACATACCTGCTTAAAGCCAACAACGCTGTAGGAGGACAGAGCTCCAATATGAATAGGTATAACATGAGAACTAATGTATCTGTTCAATATGGAAACTCTCCATATGAGGTAGCAAATGCAGGAACACTTATGCACCACGAGCAATTTTACGCATACGGTAAGCCAGCTCAAGGGTCAGCAGCAATTATGAAATTTAATTTTACAACAGGAGCATGGATGAGCTCACTAGGCGCATCTTTCGGAAACAACTCTCAAACAATGTCATCTTTTTATCATGAAAGATTTGGATACCATTACGGAGACGACAATGGTGTAAAATTTACTTTTGCAACAGAAACACAAGCCAATTCTCCCATGAATGGTGTTCACGGACAACAAAAAGGAATTTCTTCAAAGCTAGCATATGTGTACGCAGGTAACGAAGGCAACTACGCTGGAGGATATAACTTAAGAAGATTTAGTGTTGTTACAGAAACAAACGTAGGAAACGTATCAAAGCCCATTGGAAACTGTGGAGAAGAAGATTTTGATATGGGACAGAATTGGCAGTACATGCTCGGAAACTATAATGGAGAGCAAAACAATAGATCTTGGAGATTTAACTATGCAACAGACTCTGGCTATGAAGGCGGAGGAGGAATGCAGTCTAAGGGAGTTCCAGGCAGAAGTTCTGCTCAAAACGGTTACCGTTCTTAATAGATAGGAAATAAAATGAGATACATAAACGATATAACATCGGATGTTTCTAATTACACAAAATCACAAAAAGACATTCTTCTTTACGCTACCAATAGACACTGGGGCACACCAACGTTTAAAATAGATAATTTTGTTGGTGGATCGCAGTTTACACCTTTTGGTAAATTAAGACAGCTTCTTTTAGAGCTTGGGGCAAGAGAAACCATGATCGTAGAACAAGAGCTAAAAATAGAAAGAGTTAAACTAGAAATTGAACTAGAAAAAGAAAAGATTAGCTTTAGCACTTCTCCTATTGAGATAAAAATTCATGAGCTTAATATTAAAGAAAAAGAAAGAACTCTGCTAAATCTAAAAAATGGAGTTAGTTTGGTATACGAAGAGCGAGATAAGTATATGATGCTAATTGATAAGTTTAATAATTCCGAAGAAGGAAAACTTCCAGATGGCCGACAAATTATGGACATCATTGGTAATTACGAAGAAGAAGAAAGACTTGAAGCAGAGCTTTGGGGAATTAGACTTGGAGCACAGGCTGCTTATGATCTAATGTTTTACGGAAGAGTTAATGGCGGAAACATGGAAGCAATTGATCAGCTACCAAAAGAGGTTAGAGAAATAGCTCTTGAAACTGCGGTAGTTAAAGCAATTGAAACTAACAAGCATTTAGATGCACTTCAAATAGAAACTAGAAAAAGACTAGAATTGTCTGATTCAGAAGACGGCCTTTGGGAAGAAATTGAATGATCTATTTTTTATTTAACCCAGAAGACAATGCTCCATATATAAAAGAGGTAGGGGTATGGGGTAATGTTTGTGTCGGTGCAATAGATGAAGTTTTATTATCTTATATAAAGCTTCCAACTTCAATATCAGTATCAGAAGAAATTGCATACGCATGGAAGTTTGCTGGAAAGTATAAGGGAGAGATCAGTGTTAGAGAAAATACTAACTCTTATGACCAATTAGACCCTTCTTTACTTAAGCCACATAAAGATAAGTTTAAATATACTTTATCAGAAAAGGATAAGGAAAATGGCTTCCTTTTTCACAAAGCAGTAATGTACTTCATGTTAAACAAACATTATTATAATAAGTTTTTAATTTCAAAGTCTACCCCTGAAGAATTAAGAGGCGCAGATTGGAAATCCGAAGAAGACTTATTAAAAGATAAAAACAAAATAATTGAAGAAATAAAGTCTTGCCAAGATTGGCATGAGACTGGTATACTAATATCTAACAGATTCGGAATTGCCCATATTCCTGAAGCGCAGGCCAAAATAGATTTGTAGGAAAATGTTTAGCGTTCCATTAAACCCAAAGTTAAACGAAAAGCAAATGTCTGATTTTATTCAGTTTTTAAAAGAATATAAACAGTACATTTACGATTTTTATTTTACTTGCAGAATACCCCCGTTTACTCAAGATGCAATGGGAGATGTATTTGAGGGCCAAGAAGAAGACTACGACTATCTAATTAATTTGGCGCTATATGTGCAGTCCGAAACTGGAGTTCTAGCTTCAGCAGTTTTTAATAATACAGAAGTAAGACCTTCTCAACAAAATCTAGATCTATTTATTAAATCTTTTGCTTCAGTTTACGACGCAGGAATTCGATCCGCAACAATACCTCACACGCACTGGATGGCTACAGGGCAAATTAAAAAAGCGTTTCCAGAGCTTTTTGTAAAGAATACAATTCTTAGAAATGTATCAGAGCCTAGAGATATTGAAAAACTAGCAAAAGCTGGCTTTGACTATATTAATTTAGACCGTGATCTAATGCGTGACCACGAAAAGCTTAAGCGTTTTAAAAAAGCCAAGCAGCAGTATGGAGTAAAGCTTTCGCTTTTAGCTAACGAAGGATGCTACGGCGGGTGCATAATGATGGATGAGCACTATCAATTCAATAACACCAGAACAGATGGACCTCAATATTTTAATGACCCTATAAGCAGGGTTTCCTGCCCAAAATGGGACCATGAAGACTTTGCCGTATCTTTAAAGACAGCTAATTTCCCACCTTGGAGAGAAGATTGGCAGGAGTTTATTGATGACTTAGGTATTGATGTTATTAAGATGCATGGTAGAGAATCACACACCAGGCTCAAAGAAACCATGGATATAGTCAGGAGATATGCCAACAATGAAGAAATTTTATTTGACAGCTTTAATGATTTTATTGAAGAGACTAATATGGTTGACAAACCAATTACCGTCTGGCGTAATAAGATCAAAAATTGTAAATTTGATTGCTGGGATTGCGGCTATTGTGACAAAATAATGGCTGTCAAATATGGAAACCACATAAGCCCAAAGGTTGCTATTGTTGCACAGCAATTAGTTGACTCAGTAAACAATCCAATAGAAATTAATATACCAGGATTAACATCTACAAGAGTTCAATCTTTAATTAATGGTCTGGCTAAGTCGTCTTCTAAATACCTCGAAATTGGTTCTTATCAGGGTGCTACAGCCGCTGCTGCATTAAGTGGTAACAATATACATGCATACTTTGTAGACACGTGGCAGGATGCCCCACAGGCCGTAAGAGAAGAATGGGAAACTCCAGAGACCAATTCCCTTGAAGAATTTAAAAAGAACATAGAGCCTTATAAAGGAAGCAACAAGGTCTTTATATCTAACTCAGATATGTTTAAGGTTAACGTTAAAAGCATCTCAGACATAGATCTGTTTTTTTATGACGGACCACATGATCTTGAGTCTACAAGAAAAGCTGTTAAGTATTATTCGCCATCATTTGCTAATCAATCTATTTTAATATTTGATGATGCAAATTGGACGGAAGTGGTTCAAGGGGCACATAAGGGAATAGTTGATTCTGGATTAAAAATATTGTATAGTAAGAAAGTGTTAAATGCACTTGAGTCAGACACCGAGTGGTGGAATGGGCTATATATAGTAGTAGTAGAAAAATAATGGAAATCACAACATCTTTAATTACAGATAATCAACAGTATTTGTTGCTACTTGCAACAGTTATGGGGCTGTCCTTTTGGGCAAAGAAAACACAAGTATTCCTGCCAGTATATAAATTTATTGCAGATAAAGTAAAGTCAAAGAGAGCAGTTGTTGCTTTAATTTCTTTAATTTCAGGAGTGCTCCCAATCAACGGAAGAGCTTCAGTTTCTGCTGGAGCCCTAGATACAATTGCTCCAAATAATGAAAAAAGAAAAGTCTTTGGAATTATTGATTATCTTTCAACCCATCATTACTACTTCTGGTCTCCATTAGAGGCAACAGTTCTTGTACCAATGGCTGCTTTAAGCATTTCTTATTGGGAGTTCATGGGAAGAATTTGGCCTCTTCTTGCTACAGCTTTAATTGTAATTTTTTATTATATATTTAAGATTGTAAAAGAAGATGAGGTGGAAATTAATATATCTAAATCCATAGCACCTTCAACGTGGAAAGAAGACAGAAAGCAAATCAAGTCCTATGCAACAACCTTGCTATTTGTCGGACTAGTTATAATTCTAAGCAATATTGTAAAAGCAAATTTTGATCAAATCAATGCTTGGGTAAATGGCGCACATGATAATGGTCTACTAGTTCTAGTTGCAGTTGCAGGATTCCTTGCAAGCTTTGCATTAGGCTCAAGCGGTAAGTTTGCTGGTTTCACATCCCTATCCGCTACAGTTTATGGCATAGACTATTTGCCATTGTTCTTTGCAATAGATTATGCGGGATACATGCTGGCCCCAACTCACAAATGCCTTGTCATCACCAAGTCATATTTTGACACTCCGCTAAAGAAGCACTACAAGGCAATTTTTGCCTTGGTCCTGCCAATTGTTCTTGTGGGAATATTGACCTATTTAACCATAGATAAGTAGTACCCCTGCTGGCTTCTTAAATGCCTGTGGGGTATAATGGGTTAAGCAAAGGCAGTATAACTGTCTTTGACGATAAAGATTTATGATATACTTTTAGGTATAGGAGATACAAAATGCCAGATTATGCAAGTTTAACGTCCCAAGTAGAGTTATTCAAAACTAAGGTAGCCGCCCTCAGCGGTTCTTCGCTTGGAGCACAAGAATTGGTTTACCTAGCTAAAGCAATTGAATCAATGGGAAATCTTTTGGGAGTCAACGACGTATTGGCAGCTACAAACACCAAGCTCAACGACATCTCAACTGCTGTAACTGGCGCCGTAACAACAGTGTCATCCGCAGGAAGTACACAAGTAGCAGCAGTCGCTGCAGCAGGAGCAACACAGGTAGCAGCTGTTGCAAATGAATTAAACAACTTTACAATCTATCAGAATATGGGAGTAATATAAAATGCCAACAACAGTTAGCTTACCAGCACGTTTTTATGCAGGAACACTTACAAATGCCGAAGTAGGAGTCTGGACAGTTCCAGCAGCAGAGACAGACGTAATCACATCGATTACAGTACAAAATATCACACTTGCTGCTCAATCATTTGATGTTAAAATGGCAGGAACATTCTTGGCTTACCAGCTAAGTCTTCCACCACAAACATTCATGACTTTGGATATCAAGCAGGTTCTTAATACCGCTGAAAGTATTCTAGTTAAAGCCTCAAATAACAACGCAGTGACGATGTTTATTTCAGGCGTAAAAATAACATCATCATAATTTAAAGGAGTAAAAAATGTCACAAGTTTCCAACACTACAAGTTCAATTTATTTGCCAGGACTAACTACAACAATCAATGCTGCCGTAACACAGGGACTACAGACTGGTATTACAGCAGAAGCGATTGCTTCTGGTGGTGTAAGCTCAATGTTCATGCCTCTTGAAACAAGAATTTATTCTTCTTCAAACTGGACACGTCCAGCAAACACAGGACCAGTTATTAAACTTGTTCTTGTCGGTGGTGGAGGTTCAGGTGGGTCTGGGCACTCTTGGTCACACAATGGATCTGGTGGCGGCGGAGCAGGACAACTTATTGAAAGATGGTTAGATATTTCTTCAATACCAGTTGGAGGAACTATTCCAGTTACTATTGGAAACGGTGGGCCAGCAGTTTCTGGAAACTCAAACGGAAACAATGGAGCAAACTCTTCATTTGGTGTAAACGGAAACTCATACTATTGTATTGCATACGGTGGAGGCGGAGGAGGATATCCTTACGGAACTGGTAACAATGGAAACTCTGGAAGCATGGGACCTGGCATGGGCAATCAAAACGGCGGAGGCTCAGGCGGAGGCGGAGGCGCAGGAGGAGATTGGCAATATGGCGCAGCAGGCGGAGGCGGAGGCGCAGGAGGCGCAGCAGGCCCTGGAAGAAACACTACTTCAAGCAACGGTACAGGTTCTCCAGGATACCAAGGTGGATTTGGTTGGGGACCAGGAGCATCTGGTGGAGCACCAGGATCTAACCACAGTTGGACTTCATGGATTGGAGTTGGCGGTTTCGGCGGAATTGGTCAATATGGAATTGCAGGCGGAGGCGGCGGAGGCGGCGGAGCAGGCGGCGGAGGCTCATGCGGTGGCGGAGCAGGTGGCTCACCAACAACTGATAACTCAGGTGGAGAAGGCAGAAACGGAACAGGATCTGGTGGTGGTGGAAATTCTCACTCAAACGGAGTCGGCAACAGAGGAGGTTCTGGCGTAGCTATTATTACATACTACGTTAAGGCATAACTATGAGAGACTATGTATTTATTAATGAAGATGGCACAGTACATAACATACTAAGCCTAGTTGGACCTGAAGCAATTGAAGCAAACGAAGACCTAAAAGATCTCTTACACTTTGATTACACAGACTGGGCTTACGATGACAAACCAGGACCTGGCTCTACATATAACAGAGAAACAGAAGTTTGGACTAAGCCAATTCCACCTATTACAAATGTTGTTGTGGAGCACTTAGTAGAACTTACAGAACCAGTAGCAGACGAATTAGCGGGAGGTCAAGAATAATGTCAAGAGTATGGGCACTATTAGTAGACAACATTATAGGAAATGTAATTCTTGCAGAAGAAGATTTTATTGAATCTCATCCAGATTTTTCAGGATTAGATCGGATTGACATTACAGACTATGACCCACAACCAGGAATTATGTGGGTACTAGAAGACAATAAGTTTAAGGCACCAGAATCAGTAAAACCAAAACCAGAACACCTTGAGCTTGACCCAGTTAACAGTGTTTACGAAATTGAGGTAATATCATAATGGCAACATACGGAACAATTAATCAGATATACGTACCAGGACTAGATGCTCAAATTTTAGCATCAACAACAGCGCTTTCAACATCTATTGCAATTCCATTAATTGCAGCAAATCTTTCAGGTTTTTATAATGCATATGAAGTGACACTTCTAAGCGGAGGTTCATGGACACGTCCAGCTAATAGCGCACCAAACATAGAAGTAACACTTGTGGGCGGAGGCGGCGGAGGCGGATGTACTAACGGCTCAACAAACCACGGTGGTGGTGGAGCAGGACAGCTTTTAAGAAGAATGCTAAACATTTCTTCAGTTCCAGTCGGAACAGGAATTTCTGTTGGTATTGCAAACGGTGGAACATGTAATCAACAAGGTGGAAACTCAACATTCGGAACATCAGGTCAGCCATTCTATATGGTTGCATACGGTGGAGGATCATCACAAGGAAACGGACAATCTGGAGATTGCGGACCAGGAGCAAACAATATTACAGGAATTGGCTCAGGCGGAGGCGGACAAGGTGAATGGGTTAACTCATGGGGTGCTGGCGGTGGAGGCGGTGGAGCAGGCGGAGCAGGACATCAAGCCAATACTCACTTTACAAGCTCTGGAGGATACTCAGGATACTTCGGTGGTTCAAGAAACTCATCAGAAGGGTCATCAGGCGGAGGTCCAGGATGGGCTAATAGTAATGATTCAGGAAGAAGAGCTCAGGGTGGTTCAGGTGGACCAGGTCTTTACGGTCTTGCAGGCGGAGGCGGGGGAGCAGGAAGAGGAACTGGTGGAGCAGGATCTTGCGGAGGCGGTCAAGGACACGGAGATTACATTGGAACTCCAAGAGCTGACGCAATGCCAAACTCTGGCTCAGGCGGCGGAGGCGGCGGAGGAAACACAGGCGGTTCAGGAATCTGTAAAATTACCTATTGGGTAAAAGCTTAATTAAAGAAATAAAAGGAGAATAAAATGCCAGTATCAATGAGCCCACAAGCTGTTACACCATCTTTGTGGACATACACATACCTTCAGGCCCCAATCAATGGCCAAGGTTTTACATACTTTAATATTCCAGTCGAGTTTCAAGACAAGGGAACAGTAAACGCTGGAGGAACGGTAGCATGTAACATAGCAGAAGCTGGCGTATTTAAAGTAATCGCAAACGGAAACTTAACAGTTTCATTTAATAATTACCCAACAACAGCCAAAGGTGCTTTCTGGCAGCTAGAAATTAAAGCAGGCGGATCTTATACAATTACTTGGCCAGGAAACATTAAGTGGGACGGTGGCGGAGCAGCAAACATTGCACCACTACTATCAACAAATACAACACTATTAAATTTCTACACTAGAGACGGTGGAACAACTGTTTTTGGTGGTTATGCATTTGCTGACCTATTCGTTTAAAAAATAAAAGGGGATTACATGTACGCAGTAGTTGAGAACAATCAAATTAAGAGTATTGGTGATATAACCATACTTTTCCCAAACACATCGTTTCCTTCAACCGAAGAGTACGGTGATTTCCTAACAGAAAACAATTTACATCCAGTAATAACTGATTTAGAATACAATTCAAATACAGAGAAACTAGTTCCATGCGAACCATATCTACAGTCTGGCAAAGTTTACAACGTAAGAGTAGAGTCAATTTCTGCAGAAGATCAAAAAGATATATTGTTAGCTCATATTGATTTTGAACTAATTTCTACAGAAGGACTTGAAACAAAGTCAGACTTATCTGCAAAAGACAAAGAGTCCTGGGTAAAGTATAGAGAAAAGCTTAACCTATTAAAAGAATATTCAAATATATCAGAGATTACCTGGCCAGAAAAGCCTGTAGTCTATGGTGGAACAGAGGGAAATTAATTGTTACCTAATCAGCGTTCAAACTTTCGTAGAGCTAGATTTACAACAGTAGGTCTACGGCTACACCTAGACGCAGCATTGCCTGGTACAGTAATTAGAGATGGTTCTAACTTTGTTTCAGCATGGAACGACAAGTCAGGCGCAAGTCGACATATGGTTCAGGCAACCCAAGCAAATAAGCCACTATTTCAAGCAACAGGTTTAGGTGGACTAGGTGCACTTCAGTTTGATGGTACAGATGATTTTATGACATTCTCAGATCAAACCTTAGCGTATATTGCAGGAAGATCTTTTACAATTTTTTATGTTGCTTCAAAGCCAGCAAACAATAATACATACATCATTGGCGGAACAAATACTGGAACAAGAACAAATCTTTTTGCTGGAAACCTAACTGCAAATACCCACAGAGTTGGTTTTTATAACGACGAGCAAGGATCTATTGTAACAGCGGCACCATCAGGAACAACAGAAATTTACACAATTGTTTACGATTCATCAAATAACCAAAGAACCGTTAGAAGAAATAGAGTTGAAGTTTCTCGTGCAGTATCTGGAGGATCTTTAGCCTCAATGACAGGACAGTCAATAGGAAGATATATTTCATCTTACGGAAACTTTAAAATTGGAGAATTTTTAATTTACGATAGAGCTTTGCAGTTTGCAGAACAAGAAACTGTTGAAAAAGATCTAATATCTAAGTGGTCTATAGTCTAAGGGGGATTTAAAGTATGTCATACGCTCCTATTAGATTTGCAGGGCCCTCACTAGTTCCAGCATCTCCAGCCAAAATATACACGGCTGTATCAACTATAATTATTAAAGAGTTTACTGTAACAAACTTCAGTGGCTCAACTTTGCCTTTTAGTATTTTCTTATTAGGGGAAAATGGCAATCAGGTTATTAATCTTTATAACATTAACAGATCAAGTTTAGACCCATACACTCTTTATGGAAATGTAAATGTTCCAAACAATACAACATTAAAGCTTGAGCACTCATTAATTTTAAATGCTGGAGAATCAATTGCAGCAGTTACAACAACGCCAAACTGTTTTTCATTAACTATATCTGGTGTTGATCTTTCTGGAACTCTTTCAGGAGGCGGATCAGGTGGAGGAACAACTGGAGCATCTGGTGCAGGATACTCTGACGTAGTTTCTATAACAACTAATCCAGTAACTACTGGATCAAAGGTATTCTATGTTAATAATAGCGGTGCGTATACAGCAGGGCAACGTGTTCGTGTAATTAATCCACTTGCACTAACAACATATGTTGAAGGAACTATCACACAAGTTGTAAAGAATGTCAGCATTACAGTAGCAGTAGATAGAACAAATGGAACAGGCACCTATTCTGATTGGGTTTTTGCAGTAGCGGGTATCCCAGGTACTAATGGAACTGTAGGAGTAAATGGGGCAGCAGGCCCTACAGGCCCTACAGGCCCTACAGGCTTAGTAGGAGCAACTGGACCAACTGGCTTACAGGGTCAAGGGTTAAGACTTGAAAATGTTGTTGCTGACGTAGCATCTTTACCAGCAACCGCAGCTTTAGGTGCAGCTTTTATTATTTCTTCAACGCAAGAAATTTATATTTATAATGGAACCGCATGGCAAAATGGTGGAACATATAAAGGACCTACAGGTTCTACTGGCTCAACAGGTGCAACAGGACCTACAGGATCTACTGGTGCCACTGGAGCTGCAGGAAGATCTATTAATATTAAGGGAACAAAGGCAAACGTTGCTGCACTACCTTCTTCAGGAAACTCTTCAGGAGACTCATGGATTGTATTAACAGATTTACATCTTTATGTTTGGGATGGATCTGCTTGGCTTGATGCTGGTCAATTCCAAGGTCCAACAGGTGCAACAGGACCAGCTACAATTGCAGTTGGAACCGTATCTTCAACAGGACCATCAGGAACAACTACTGTAACAAACTCAGGAACTGGTACAGCAGGAGTCTTTGACTTTGTTTTACAACAAGGTCCAACAGGTGCAACAGGACCAACTGGAAACGCTGCAACAGTAGCAATCGGAACAATAACTTCAACAGGTCCAACTGGAGTACCTTCTGTTACAAATGTCGGAACATCAACTGCAGCATTACTTGATTTTATTTTAAAACAAGGAATAACAGGCCCAACAGGACCAGCAGGACCAACAACAATAACTTTAGGAACAATAACAGCAACAGGACCAGAAGGCTCTCCATTAATTACAAACTCTGGAACATCTACAGATCTTGTTTTAAATTTTACTCTTAAACAAGGTCCAACAGGTTTAGCTGGTCCAACAGGACCAACAGGAGCCACAGGCGTCACAGGCGTCACAGGCCCAACAGGAGTAGGAGTCACTGGTCCAACAGGTACTGCTGGAGCTGACGGTACTGGAGTTTCAATACTTGGATCTTATGCTACATTTTCAGCACTGCAAGCAGCACAACCCTCTGGTCAAACAGGAGACGCTTATTTAGTTTCTGGAGAACTTTATGTTTGGGCAGGATCCTCATGGACAAATGTTGGAAGCATTCAAGGTCCAACAGGAGTCACAGGCTCAACAGGCCCAACGGGCCTTAACGGTGCAACAGGACCAACAGGCGCAACAGGCGCAACAGGCGCAAATGGATCAAGTATTCAAGGAGCAACAGGACCGACAGGTGTAGCTGGACCAACAGGTCCAACAGGAGCCACGGGAGCAACAGGTTTTGGCTCAACAGGCCCAACAGGACCAACAGGAGCAGACGGACCTGCAGGTGGCCCAACAGGACCAACAGGAGCAACGGGAATAAGTATTACCGCTAATTATCTTGTTACAAGCCCACTAGGCGGTAGCTATAGCGTAAATGGAACTTCAGGAAATCCAACATTAACCTTATTAAGAGGCCACACATATGTGTTTACAGTAAACGCTGGAGGCCACCCATTCTGGTTGCAAACAACAAGTGGAGCTTACAACTCTGCTAATACATATGCAACTGGAGTAACAAATGGCGGAGAAGATGTGGGCGGTATTACATTTACCGTTCCAGCAAATGCACCAAACACCCTCTATTATATTTGCCAATTCCATGCAAGCATGAACGGAATCATTACCATAATCGGTTAATGTTTATAACTAAAGCAGGGAAATAAATGAAAATAGCAGTATATACAATTGCTTTAAATGAAGAGCAGTTTGTTGAACGTTGGTATGAATCTGCAAAAGATGCTGACTATTTGTTAATTGCCGATACAGGGTCTACAGATAAAACAATAGAGATAGCCGAATCCCTTGGAATAAATGTATTTAAGATATCAATTAATCCATGGAGATTTGATGATGCTCGTAATGCATCGCTTGCTTTAATTCCCGACGATATTGATTATTGCATATCCTTAGATATGGACGAAGTTCTTTCTGAAGGCTGGAGAAAAGAAATGGAGTCTTTAGAAGGCTCTAATGTAACCAGACCAATACACACACTTGTTACTCATATATCTGAGATTGGACAAGAAGGAACAGAATTTGATGCATTAAGAATGCATGCAAGACACGGACATAGATGGAAGTTTCCAATTCATGAGTCTGTTTCATTTTACGGTATAGAAGAATTAAGAAAAAAGATTGATGTAAAAATATATCATCTTCCAGATAACGACAAATCTAGAGGGCAATACCTTGCTCTTTTAGAAATGGCAGCAAAAGAAGATCCGCTAAGCGATAGATGTGCACATTACTATGCTCGTGAATTATTTTATTACGGTAGATACGAAGAGTCAGCGGCTGAATTTAAAAGACACCTATCTTTAGAATCCGCTTTCTGGAAGCCAGAAAGATGTGAGTCAATGAGGTATCTTGCCAAATGCGAACCCCAAGCTAGGGAGTATTGGTTAAGAGCAGCAATTGCAGAATGCCCAGAAAGAAGAGAACCTTTTGTAGACTTAGCTCAATATTTTTACGAAGAAAAAGATTGGCATAAAGTAAAAGAATATTCAGAACTTGCTTTAAACATAAAAGAAAAATATCTAGGATATTTTTGTGAATCAGATGCATGGGGATGGAAGCCTCACGACCTACTGGCCCTTGCAAACTACAATCTAGGAGATTTTGAAGAGGCTTCAAGGCATGGAGAAATAGCTGTTTCTTTATGTGAAGACCAAAGACTACACGACAATCTTGCCTTCTATCACGATGCTCAGAATCTTAAAAGTGGTATAATTTAAAAATGCCTAGTAATTTAACTCCTAAGAATTTCAGATATCCAACACTGGATATGTCTCCTGACATTCCTAGAGACTTAGGTTATCTTGCACAAGACATAGATGATTATTTAACAGCAAACCCAGGAGCAACGGGTCCAACTGGTCCTACTGGCGCAACAGGCGCAACAGGTTCAACAGGCGCTAACAGCACAGTTGCAGGCCCAACGGGACCTACAGGTCCAACAGGTGCTACAGGCGCAACAGGTGCAAACAGCACAGTAGCGGGACCTACAGGTCCAACAGGTGCTACAGGCGCAACAGGTGCAAACAGCACAGTAGCGGGACCTACAGGACCAACAGGAGCAACAGGAGCAACAGGAGTAGGCGTAACAGGACCAACAGGTGCCACTGGTCAAGCGGGAACTGGAATTGATATTCTAGGAACTTTTACTTCTTTAGCTTTATTGCAATCAACTCATCCAACAGGAAATCCTGGAGACGGTTACATGGTGCAAGGCAATTTGCATGTATGGGATAATGTAAATAGCGAATGGGATAATGCAGGACCAATTTCAGGGCCAACGGGTTCAACAGGAGCTACTGGACCAACAGGTCCCACTGGATCAACTGGTGCAGATAGCACAGTACCAGGTCCAACAGGTGCAACAGGTGCAACAGGTGCAACAGGATCAACTGGTGCAGACAGCACAGTTGCAGGACCAACAGGTGCAACAGGAGCAACAGGAGCTACAGGCGTAACTGGCTCAACAGGTTCTCAAGCAACTTTCTCTTTAACTTCTTCAACTCCACCACTTAATCCAGTACCTGGACAAGCTTGGTTTAATACTGATAACGGAAAAAGTTATACATACTACGATTTATTTTGGGTAGAAACTGGTTCTTCTTTATCAGGCCCAACAGGTGCAACAGGTGCAACAGGAATAACAGGCCCAACAGGTGCAACAGGAACTCAAGGAGTTGCTGTAAACTTAAAACCTTCAGTAGCAACAGTACCTTCTTTACCGTCTACTGGCAATACTTTAAATGATGGAAGAATTGTTGAATCAGATGGAGATCTTTACATTTGGGATGGATCATCATGGAGCTCAGTTGGTCAGATAGTAGGACCTACAGGAGCCACAGGTGCAACAGGTGCCACAGGTGCCACAGGTGCTACGGGCGCTACGGGCGCTACAGGAGCTACAGGAGCTGACAGCACAGTAGTTGGACCAACAGGCCCTACAGGTGCAAACAGCACAGTCGCTGGCCCAACAGGACCAACAGGCGCTACAGGTGCAAACAGCACAGTTGCAGGTCCTACAGGAGCCACAGGCGCTACAGGTGCTACGGGAGCAGACAGTACAGTCCCTGGCCCCACAGGACCTACAGGTGCTACAGGCGCAACAGGAGCCACAGGCCTTCCAGGCGCAGGCGGTGGAAAGATAGGTCAAGTTGTTACTGCAACTACAACAAATAGCACTGCAGCAACAGCTGGAGCTGGGGTAGTAGATGCTAGCGGATTGTCTGTAACAATTACACCAACATCTGCAACAAGCAAAATTTTAATTTCATCATCTTTTATAGTTCTTGCATCGGCAGGAACAGGGCTTTATTATACAGGACAAATGAAATTAGTAAGAGGTGCAACTGATATAATTTCTCCACTTATTGGTGGATATTATCCAAATGGCGGTAACGTAAATACAGCATTTTATATTCCAGTTACAATTAGTCAAATAGATTCTCCAGCAAGCACAAGTGCATTAACTTATAAAGTGCAAATAAATAATCTTATAAGCTCTGGAAACTTTAATTTAAATCCAGGTGGAAATTCTATTCAAATTACAGCAATGGAGATACTAGCATGAAAAACTTTAACGCAATACTTTATTTATATCCAGACGCTGTATTTAGTATGGTAAATGATGACGTATCTATGATAACCTGGGTTGGTCAAGAATATCCAGTTCCAACTGCAAAGCAGTTAAGCGATGCAATTAAAGCAATAGAAGATAAAGAAGCACAAGATATTTTAGATAAAGAAGAAGCAAAAAATTCAGCTCTTAGTAAGTTGCAGG